ATCATGCCCTGCGCAACGCCGCGCCACGCCTCCATCTGCGCGAGCCGCGCTGCCACCAGCTCGAGGTTGTCGAGCTGGGTGTCCGTCACCTGCGTGAACGAGATGATCCCGGTCGGATCGCACAGCACATAGCCGATCAGCAGGTAGGTCGCCTCCACCGCAGGGAACTGCGGGTCGGCGCTCTCGTTGCCGGCGACCGTTGAGATGTTGCAGTAGCGCGTGCGTTGCATTGCCACCGATTGCGGCTCTGCCATGCCGGTGTCGGCGTCGATCAGGAAGTTTCTGGGCTGGATGTCCTCATCGATCGTCTGGCCCCACGCCACCACCGCGAAATACTTTCGCGCCGTGACGGGAAGCTGGTTGTAGAGGTCGATGCTGACCTCATCCTCACGCGCGTACACCGCGCCGCCGCTGTAGAGCCGCCCCTGCGATGTCTTGATCGTCGTCTGCGCCGCCTTGGTCAGTGTGAAGCCGCTGTACGCCTTGGCGGGATTGATTGCGTCAAGGACGACGTGATCGAGGCTCTGCTGGACCCAGCCCTGCTGGTTAAGGAAGTCTTCGGCTTGAAGCTCCTGGTTGTCACGGAAAACCACCATCTTTTCCATGGCTTAGCTCCCCTTCTGGATGTGTGCTATAAAGTCTAGACGTACTTCCGTCTTCTCCATCGGGAAGCTCCTTGAGAAAGGCATGAGCGATGTATCGCTACGAGATCGCACCAGACGCGCTGACCGAGCACTTCTTCGCTGGACCACCTGGTCGGTACAAGTTGAGTCGCGCTGAACGGAAACGTCAGTCCTGGCGCGCATATTACGAGCGCAACCAAGAGGCCATGGTCGAGCGCGCTACCGCATGGGCGAAAGAGAACCCAGCTCGCCGCAGAGCCATCAATGCTGCGCGCTATTCGACGCCGGAGCGCAGAGAGATCACCGCCGCTGCCACGAAACGATGGGCCGAACAGAATCCCGAAAAATGGGCAGAGACCAGACACCGTGCCCAGTTCATTTTCCGTCTTAAGAAGTATGGCCTGACGCTCGAACAGTACGCCGCGATGTTAGAGGCGCAAGGAAACTGCTGCGCGATCTGCAAGTCCACGACCAACTACGTTCGCAGCGGCATGCAAGGCGCGAAGTCGAAGGGCAAGGGCTGGGCGAGCACCAAGCGCATCGGCTTCGCAGGGTGGTGCGTCGACCACGACCACGAGACCAACCAGGTGCGTGGCATTCTTTGCTCGACCTGCAACATCGCGATTGGTGCCGCGCAGGACGATCCCGATCTGCTAATCACCATGGCCGCGTACTTGCAGAGCTTCAAAGGCTAGTTCTCGGTCTGCTCGCCGACGTAGTGACGCCCGTCTGGGACGCGCACGTCGCGGAGCTGGATGGTCCTGGTCACGGTCGTGTCGACAAGGATCGTGTCGCGAACGGCCATGCTGGCGCGCACGCCCCGCAGCAATCGCGGGATCGCTTCATTCTGTTTCGGTCGGAAGAACCCGCGTAGGTAGCGCGTGGTTGAAACGTAGAACTGCGGCATGTCAGCCGTGATCTTGATCAGCGCCTCCGCCGTGTACTTGTGGATGCCAAAGCGGCAAGCCCCCATGTAGTACGACGCCGCACGCTGGTCCGGCGCTCGGTCGGCATCAAACAAGTAGAACCGCTCGTACATGAACTGCCACGCATTGGAGCGCGGCAAGAACTTGCCTGTTGGCCGTCCTCCGCGCACACGCGTCAGCCCGAGCTCAGGCGAGCCCGTGCTGAAATCGCGCGGAACGATCTGTTGGATTGGCATGTGTTTTAGAAGTTATGGGTCAGGACGGGCGCGCCGAGGACCGGCGAGCCGACCGTCATGTTGACCGTGCGGATTGCATAGCCAGGACGCGTGAATGTTGGCGCGGAAACGACGATCGCGAACGAGTTGAGCTTGTGGCCCTGCTTGAACACAGGAACCGTGAACGTCGGATGTCCCGCCGACGCAGGAGCGGCAAACGCCGAGTACCGCAGCAACGCCGTTCCGAACACCGGAGACGATGTGTTCAGGTTTGTCGCGTTCTTCATGCGGTAGCCCGGTTCGCCGAACCACAGCATCGACGTCACTAGGTTGTTCGCCACGATCACGTGACGCTGCTTGAGCACACCGACGCCGATCACGGGCGAGTTGACTTCCAAGTCATCGCCGGCAAAGCCCTTAGCGGTTGCGCGGCCGAACTGCGGCGGGCCTACCTCAAGCGACGACGCCACGAGATGAGAACATAGCTTGGACGGCCGCGACAGGTACTCACCCCTTGCCGCATACAGCTCGGTCGGTCTGCGCGGATGCCGGATCGCAACGTATTCCGGCCGCACATTCAGCAGCTCCTCCTGCGGGAAGATCGTTTGGTATTGTGCCTTCCCTTGGTAGAAATCGAGGAAGCCACTGCGCCCGATGCTGATCGTCCGGAGTGGAAGCTGGACCCCAAGGAAGATGCCGTATTTGCCCGCGCCGCCGAGGAACTTGCCGCTCTCGCCAATGAAATAGTTCGGCCGCTTCTCCAGCGGCAGGATCACCTCTTCGTCATACTGCGAGACACCCGGCGTGTAGCCCCAGCCGGCGCCGGGACCCATGTTGATCTTCTCGACCTTGCGGATCGTTAGGGTCGTTTCGACTCCGGTCCGCGGCTCGTAAATCGTTGCCGTCCGCGTGTACTTGCCGCCCGCGTCTTGCACGGTCGGGTACAGCTTCCAGTTCGGGCCAAGGAACGATCCGTTTTTCTGAAAGATGCGGTTGAGCCCGGTGCCGTCGTAGTGCTTGCCGGTAAAGCACAGCCATCGAAGCTGCTCGCGCGCGACATACGGGTAGATGCGGAGCTGAGGAAAGCGGGCGACGTAGGCAGCACGCTCTTCAGCCGTTTGCTTCTTCGTGCCATATGCGCGCGCGGGAGGAACGACACAGCGTTTGACATGACCACGAACCGCCGAGACGAACTCGTCCAAGCCTGCGCGCTTGCCCCTGACCGACTTCAGGTACCACTGGCGAGCGACCCAGTTGCGCCGGAACGTTTCATCCCAGTAGTTCTCCCACAGGTTGACGCCCATCGCCCAAGCGAGAAACGGCAGGTGCTCAAACGCGACCTGCCACGGATTCCACTGGTCGATGATCGCTTCCGCATAGATGTCCATCAACCGTTCGGCATCGGTGTCGGCGGCAGCTTTCTCGAACCCGGTCGCCGATCGGTACAGCGTCAGCGCACCAGGATTCGCGATCCGCTCAGCCGGCGGAATCTCGAACGGGTCGGGGTAGTCGTTCTCGACCGGGTACAGTTCAGCCATGGATCGGAGCGCCGAACACTTTCCATCCTAGCAACAAGAACAGCACAAACAGCAAGAGCGTGCTGCCGAGCGCGCCGTAAGGTCCGATGTAGCCGAAGTGAACGATCAGTCCGAACACGAACCAGATCAGCATCAGAATCCAGAAACAAAGGCCCAGGGTCATGTCTTGCCTCCCTCTTTAACGCAGACCCACCGATCAGTGCTAAGCACGCTCACTTGGTCCTCCGGACAATACTTGCCGTGATCTAGCAGCAGCACGATGGCGACCGCGATCAGTACCGCGATCAAAGCCGCGATCACAGTGCGGACCGCGACGCTCACTCGCCGACGCCCGTCCATGTGATGTCGATGTGCGTCACCCACACTACGCTGTCCTGGCCGACGACGACGTCGCCTTGAGGCTGCTTGATGACCCGGTTGTATACGCCACCAGCATCGGTCAGCACGCCGTCGATGTTCATGATCGTGTGATCGTAGCCCAGCCATCGCTGCTTCTCGACCAACTGCATCAACCCCGTCACAACGTTGGTCAGCACGCCAGCAAGGTCGTAGCCAGGGAACGTCTTCAACGAGATGTCGTAGCGGGTCTGGTACACCTTCGGCCGCGCAATGACGATCTCGTCCGTTAAGCCTTTGCGTGTGTCGGCGATGATGTACTTGTAGACCTCGAGGATTTGGTCGTTCGTAGGGATCGGCGGCGGGCCCGGATTGATCTCGAATGACACCTTGAGTGGATCGATCAGCCCGGTCTTGATCTGCTTCTGAACAATGAACAACACCTGTTGCTCAGACAGCGCCAACGTTGGGATGTTGACGAGGATCGGGATCGTCACAATACCGGTGCCGCGCGTGGTAAACGCGGCCGCGTCCCGCAACACGTTCGCCCCTAAAGCGCTCAGCGCATAAAAAGCATAGCTCTCCGTCGTTCCATGTGGGCCGAGGATGTTTGGGCTCAACCAGATGCGGCGGCGGTAGTTGTCGTCGCTCTCGCCCGGTTGCCTCGGAACGCCGCCCGGGTAGCGCGAAGCAATGCCGTCTAGGTTAGTGCCAAACGAGAACGCGAGCATCACAGCGCGCGCGGCTTGGTTAACCCTGTCCCGCAGCATCAGCTCGAAATAAGCCGCGTTCTCCGTCAGGATTTTGATCGGATCGAACTCGAGCTGCGCTATGTCGTACTGTGCAGCGTTTGGCGGGTCTTCCTCAGCCCAACGCAATTTGAACCGCAGCATGCGGTCGTCGATGATCTTGTCGGTGTCGATGGTCTCCAACACCGACGGGCGCTGCAGCAGCTCCGGCTGGATGACCGGAAAGCGCGACGGGGTCGGGGTAACCAAGGTTACCATGTCAGCTCACCTGTCCGCCGAGCGCCGGGTCCCATATTTCGCCACCACGGCTCAGCAGCGTGTTGGCCCGGCGGATGTAGGGCGACGGATCACCCAGATGAGCGCGCGGGCGGTAGTTGCCCTCGGTGCGGAAGAACACGTGGCCGAGCCTGAACTCCCCCGCCACGTCGAACGTCTCGGTCGGCTGCCATTGCTCGATCGCGGTGTCCATGAAGAACACCGTCTGGATGCGGTAGTTCGGTTCCCACAGCTCGATGCTTTCTGCCATCGCCCAGTGGAAGCGCGTGATGATCCGCGGCACCGCGATCTCGCCCAGGATGTGAGGGACGTAGGAGCCCACCCACCGCCGCAAGATGCGCTCATGGAAACCAGTGGCGAAGATCACTTTCATCGATTGCTCGACGTGATCCCAGCCCTGCATCAGCATGCCGGTTTCGCGGTTCACGCCGTTGCGGACCGGCGCGATGATGCTTTTCTGGTTGAGTAGGTCCGGCCAGATCGCGTTGACGACACGGTAATAGCGCGAGGCCTGCTCGTTCTCCGCCCGTATTTCGCCGGGCTGCGGCAGGTAGCCGCCGGCGAGGTCGGCCGGGAGCGTCATGGCGAGCTGCTACTTCTTCTTCGGAGCGGCCTGCGCCTGCGCGTCCGGTGCCGCCTCAACCTTCTTGATCGAGCCGCTGTCGAGGTAAAACCGTGCCTGATCCTCGGTCAGCTTAACGAACTCCTTGCCAGACTTCTTGTAGACCTTGCCGCCGGCAAGCTCGCCGTTCAGGTCGGGCTCGTGGTGCGGGTCAAGCACTTCGTACTCGAGCAACGGCGCGGCAGGCACGCCGGCCTGCTTCACCAGATGCATGATGCGGTTTGAAACTCCTACCATGGCAAGCTCCTATGCCTCGTCGTGATTCGGGACCGGATCGTCCGGCGAGTCTTTGATGACCCACGGTTTGTTGACGTAGTTCTGGCCGTCCTTGGCGTGGACGTAGTTGTCGATCTTCGACTTGATCAGGTTCTTTTTGTCCTTCTCGGACACGAAGTAGTTGTCCTTCCCTGCCCTGATCTTGGCGCCCTTCTCGTGCGCGGCGTAGCGAACCGCGCTGTCGCCGTCGCCGATCTTGGCCGTGTGGCCCATCTTCTCGTGCATCGAGACGGCCATCGCCTTCTCTTCTTTTTTCTGCTCGCCCTGCTTGCCCTGCTGCTGGCCGCCTTTTGGGTTGAGGCCACCGCCTCCGGCGCCGCCCTGAGAGCCGCTGCTGGTCTGGGACTTGCCCGATTGCGGCGTCCACTTCTCCAGCTTCTCGTCTTCCTTGACGAGGTAGTTGGTCCAGTAGTGCTCCTTCTCCTGCTTCTGCTGTTGGCCGCCGCCGCTGCTGCCCTGATTGCCGCCACTACCGCCGCTGCCCTGCTGCTGCTCGTCCTCTCCGCCGTGCGTGGCGGAACGAAACTTCTTGCCCACCGACTGTGACGGTCCATTGGTCTGCGGCGCGTGCTTTGGCTGTGGCGCGTGATCAGCCTCGCCTTGCGCCGAAAACGTGCCCTGC